TGGAACGCATCTCCAAAATATACTGAATTTTCTAGTGGTAATTACGAGGAGTGGAGTCTAGACCAATATGAGGTCAATCAATTCCTTAACGGATTTAGAACTAATAAAACAGACTTCTTTAATTTCAGTACTTCAGATAATTGGCTTAAGGTTAGGCCTACTCAAAAGATACAAGCTAACTGGATAATAAGAAGTGGATTCTTAGGTAATCAAGAGGTTTGGTTAAAGACATTAGATAGTAATTTCTCAGCATTGGCCACATATACCTTAAATGCTTCAAATGACGATTCACAATATTCTTTAGATATAGGATTCTCTGAGCTTAGTTCTCACAACTGGAGCTCTCCTTTTTCAGATACTAACGTTAAGTATTATGTTATAGGTGTATATGATGCTGGAGATACTAACTTCTTAACTGAGTTCTTATTATTTGAAGTAGATGAATGTGAAGATACTTATACAGACTACGAGCTACATTGGTTAAATAGAAAAGGCGGATATGATAGCTTTATGTTTAGCGGTAAATCAAATCAAACAACTAACATAAATAAGACCTTTGCAAAGTACACTACTAGAACAATAGGAGGAACTAGTATATCTCATAATACATACGCACAACGCAAGAGAGCTTTTAACACTAGTTTAAGCGAGTCTTACGAATTAAATAGTAGATTGCTAAAGGACTTTGAAGTAGAGGGCTTAGAAGACTTAATGTCATCTCCTGAAGTTTACTGGAAATCTGTAGATGGATTCTTTGCAGTTAATGTAAACGGAACTACTTATAAACATTCTAAAAGTGAAAACGGCGAAGTGTTTAACTTGGCCTTAACAATGGAGATAGATAATAGCGATAATAGACAATGGTAATAGAGCACATAATAGCTGGGTACTCAATCCCACATAATGAAGGTGCTATCCCATTGACTAAGGAGGCATATGATGTAAACAATCCTCAGAAGCGTTTAACTGATTTCAGTAAGACTATAACTATCCCTGAGAATAGATTAGTTAATCAGATATTTGAACACGCCTTTGATGTTAATGTAGACTTACAAACATTTAACCCTAATCTTAAAACAAGCTATCAGATAATCCAAGACGGAATAACTGCTATTGATGGATATTGTCAACTAAAGGCCATTAAGAATGTAGACGGCTTAATTAACTATGAGATACAAGCTACTGGAAGACTAGGTAATCTATTTGAAAAGATTAGAGATAAGTATTTAACTGATTTAGATTTAAGTAGTTTGAATCATGATTGGACTAGAGCTAACATACAGAACTCATGGACTGACACGATAGGACAAGGCTATGTGTATCCTATGATTAATATAGGTGGTAGGTCTCAGTATACCTTATGGAATATTCAGGATTTTAAGCCCTCTATATATGTTAAGCAATACATTGATAATATATTGTCAGAAGCTGGATATACTTACAATAGTACATTCCTTAATAGTGACTTATTTAAGCGGTTAATAATCCCTTATAGTAGCGGTAAGATATTACTAGATAACTCTGCTATATTATGCAAGGAGTTTTATATAGGTAAGACTGGAACTAATACAGTATCTTGTCAGGACTTTAATGATGTTTCTAACTCTGCAAATAGTATACTTCCTTTTAATAGTGACTTAAGTTTAAGTAGTTATGAGAATAGGGTAATAGATGACGGAGGTATTGTAGAGGCCTTAGCTTGTGCTGAAGCTCTATTCGGATTCTCTGGAGATTACTTCAATACTTGCGAGGATGAGTTTAATGTAAACAATGGAAAGTATACGGCTGACGATTCTAATAAGATGTCTTTTCAAGGTGTACTTAATTTTGACTTAGCCTATACTAATAACTCTACTAACGACACTAAAAGACTTAATGAATGCCACACTAGTTTTGGAGCTGTAGATGTTATCCAGAATGATTTTAAAGCAGTTGCTGAAATATACTTAGTTGAGAAGTTAGGCATAAGCTATACTGTAAAAGAAAAGATTAACTTAGATATAACTGAAATAGCCTTAAATACTCCACTAGACGCTAACTCAATAGGAGATACAACAACTCTAGCGGGTAATGTTGTTTCTTTTGCTACTGGAGAGATAGACGTTAAATCAGGTGCTGAATATTTCATATCTGTAGGTGCTGTTAATTATAGCGGACATCAAATAGTTAACTTTGTTATAGGTTCATTTGACGCTTTCCCTAATATAACTAATTTCAATGACTTTACTTTTAGCTTAAAAGAGGGTTCTTCTTTAAGTAGTAATTTACTAGAGAATGAGATATCTGTAGGAGATACTATAGAAACTAGATTGGTAGTTCCTAAAGAGATTAAACAAAGTGATTTATTAAGTAATATAATTAAGAGATTTAACTTGTATATAGATTACGACCCTATAGATGAGAATAAGCTTATAATAGAAACTAGAGACGGATTCTTAACAGAGGATAGAGTTAATTTAGAACATTTAGTAGATAGGTCTAGGGAGTATAATATTAAGCCTATGGGTGCTCTAGATTCAAACAGATTTATATTTAAAGATACATTAGATAAGGATTATCATAACGATATATATAATAAGGTTAACGATGAGATATACGGACAACTTACTCTAGATATACAGAACGACTTTTTAAATAAAGACAAAGTAGTATCTACATTCTTTGCACCTACTCCACTACACTCAATAGAGGGAGATAACGATAGGGTTATTTCGTCTATGCAATTCGTTAATCAGGAAGGACAGAAAGTAGAGGCTACATCTAAGATAAGATTGTTATACTGGGGGGGTTTATTAGATACTCAGAAACTATGGACTATAGGGGTGCCTTCACTTGGAGGAACTTCTTACACTAGCTATCCTTACGCTGGCCATTTAGACAATCCATATAACCCTACATTTGACTTAAACTGGTATTCCCCTAAGCAGTTATATTATGACTTAAGTTATGGAGATAGGGTGGCTATGAACTACTCTAATAACAACTGCTATAATGTATATTGGAAGAAATACATAGAGGAGATAACTGATAAGAATAGCAAGATACTAGAATGTAACTTATCTCTAAGGCCTTATGATTATAGTGAATTAAGTTTCAGAAAGAGTTACTATATAGATGGCAGTTACTGGAGATTACTTAAGGTTCAAGATTTTGACGCAATGAGTGATAGCTCAACTAAATGCGTATTCTTAAAAGTAGAGCCTAAGGATATATTTGTACCTGAAGTAAAAGAGGTTAGTGGAGGTAATGGCGTGTTTTCAGACACAGCTCCAATACCTAGCAAGAATAGTGTAGTTAGCCCTAATAACAATAGTGGCAAAACTCAGGATAAAATAAGATTCGGTGTAGATATAAAAGGAGGGACTAGGTCTATAGTTGCTTCAGATAATGTATATCAAAGCGTTAACTCTTTAAATAATCTTATAGTAGGTAGTGACTTTGCTAAGTCTTTAGAGGATAATGTGACGATAATTAACAGCCCATCTATTAACGTCAATAGGCCTAATGAAGCATATATTAACGGACTGTTTGTAGAGAAGCTTAAGAGCGTTATATTGAGTGAAGGGTTATTGTCTAATATGGAGGACGAAATAAGCGTACTGCCTCCTTTACCTTCGGATGAGTTTTATCAGATAACTAGAGGATATGTTAGATTGAATGGTAATAGTGCTATAGGCTCTACTCATAAGTTAGACTTAGTTACTGACGATGTGTCAGAACATTTGTTAGCAGAGATTCCAGCTAGTTTTTTCGGAGCTAATGATAGCACAGATTTATTAGACGTATCTAATCACAATACTACTCCTATACATTTCGGCAGTGGTGTAAAAATAACAACAAATTCAACGATGTCATTTGACCCTAATACATCGTTAACAATTAATATAGTATATAGAATAATAAAATTATAATGGCAGCAGATAAGAAAATAGCTTTAGAGTTAACCTTAGGGTTACAAGATGCGAACAAGTCTCTAGAGGAGCTTAATAAATTAGTAGAGAAATCTAGACTAGAATTAAGTAAGACTGGTAATAAAGGTAGTAAGGAGTTTAAGGATTTAGAGAAAGCAGTTAAGAAGACTGAGACTCAAATGAAAAAGTCTAATACTACTACCAAAACTCTTAACGGAACTACTACCAAGTTAAATAGAAATTTAAAAGCTACTAGTAGCACAGCTAAGGCAACTGCTGCTAGTGGGCAAAGTCTTAATACTACTATGTCTACTATGGGTGGTACTGCTGGAGTATTGGCAGGAGCTATGAATACCTTAAAGGCTAGTTTAACTGGAGTTATAGCTTCACTTAAAACCCTAAGAGGTGCTATGATGGCTACTGGAATAGGTGCTCTTATATTGGCTGTAGTTTCTTTAAAGGAAGCATTTACGTCTAGTGAGGAAGGCCAAAATAGATTCGCTAAAATACTAGGTGTATTAAGTGCTCTTGTAGGTAATGTTAGAGACGGACTAGCTAAGTTAGGAGATGGAATAATAAGTGTATTTACTAGTCCCCTAGAATCGCTTAAGAAATTCGGTAAGCTATTAGTAGATAATGTCGTTAATAGATTTATAGGTATAGTAGAATTAATACCATCTCTAGGTAAGGCTGTTTCTCTATTATTTAAAGGTGAATTTGCTGAGGCTGGTAAAACTGCTGCGGATGCTGTCGGTAAGGTAGTCTTAGGAGTAGAGAGTGTAACTGATAAGATTGACGAAGCCACAAAGGCCACTACAAAATTCATAGAAGAGCAAAAGAAGGAAGCTAATCAGGCTGCTCAGGTTGCTGACATGAGAGCTAAAGCGGATGTTATAGAGCGTAATTTACTAATAGAAAGAAGTAAGCTAGAGAGTGATATAGCAAAACTTAGATTAAAGGCCAAGCAAGAAAATCAATTCTCTGCAAAAGAAAGAAAAGAGGCCTTATTAGAAGCTCAGAGATTAGAAGATACTTTACTAGATAAGGAGACTAAAGCATTGGAACTCAGAAAAGACGCTCAAGTTTTAGAGAATACTTTTAGTAGAACTGATAAAGAGAATAAGACAAAAGAAGCTCAGGCTATAGCTGCTGTTAATAATCAGATAGCTAGAAGAGCTAATGTAGCCAGAACACTACAGAGAGAATTAAATACCATAGAAGCTCAACAGAGAGCAGAAGATAGTAAGGCGTCTAATGCAGTTAAAAAGGAAGAGAAGGACAAATCTAAAGCTCTAGAGGATATAAGAAAAGCTGAGATAGTAGGTAGAGAAGCCGAAAGAGCTGAAGAAATAAGAGCAGAAGAGGAGAAGTACGATAAGCTAATAGAGAAGGCTAGACAATTCGGAAAGGATATAAGTATACTAGAAGACGCTAAACTAAAGAGTGTTCAAGAAATTAACGCTAAATACGATAAGGAGGACGCTGACAAATTACTAGAGCAACAAGAAAAGAAAATAGCTGACCTACAATACAATAAAGAATTAGAAGAGGACGAGTTTAAGTTAAGAAGAGAGGAGCTAATTAGAAGAGAAGCGTTATTGAAAGAAGATAAGACATTATCTGAAGCTCAAAGAACAGAAATAGAAGCTCAATTCACAGCCGAAAGAGACGCTATAGAAGCTAAGTCATTAGAAGCTAGAATAGAAGCTACTAACAAAAAGGCAGAATTAGCTACGGATGTATTAAGGTCTTTATCCGCATTAACTACAGCTTTCGCTAAGGACGATGAGGCTAGTCAAAGAAAAGCATTTAAATTAAACAAAGCTTTCAGTATTGGTCAGGCCGCTATATCTACGGCAACCGCAGTTACTAACGCATTAACTGCTGGAGGTAATGCAGCTAAGCTAGCTACTGGAGCTCAGTTTGTTGAGGCTGGTATAGCTGCCGCTACTGGAGCAGCTCAAATAGCCGCAATATCTAGAACTCAATTTAGAGGCTCGTCTTCGGCTGTAGCTCCTAGCCCTACTATTCCGTCTGCAATAGGTGGAAGCGTTGGAATAACTCCTAGGTCTTTAGTTTCACCTACTATAGAAACGGAGATACCTACAGCAAAAGTAATTGTAACCGAGACAGATATAAGAAACGTGTCTAGAGATATAGACGGAGTTTACAATAGAGCTACAATAGTAGAATAAATTGTAAAATATATTTTACTTTTTTTAAACATAATAGTATATATAAAAGAATGGACTTACCTTTAATAGAGTTTAAATTATCTGAAGACGTAGAGGGCCTACAAGCGATAGCTTTAGTAGACTCTCCTGCCATTGGTGTTCAATACCAGGCCTTCGCTCCTCACAAATTTGAGGTTATTAATGAAGATAAGCGAATCGTAATGGGGGCTGCAATGATTCCAGACCTACCAATCTATAGAAGAGATGAAAGAGGAGAATACTACGCCGTGTTCAAAAAGAATACTATTAAAGACCTTGTACAAAAATACTTCAAAGAAGGCAAGCAAAGTAATTTTAACGAACAACATGACGCGCTTAAATTGTTTAATGACGTTTATATTTACCAATCCTTTATAACTGACGAGGAGTTAGGTATAAAAGCTCCTGAAGGTTTTGAGGACATAGCAGATGGGACTTGGTTTATTGCTGCTAAGGTAGAGAACGACGACGCTTGGGAGAAGATTAAAAAAGACGGACTATTAAGAGGATTTAGTGTTGAGGGTGTGTTCGAATTAGAAAAGTATCAATTTAATAAAATGAATAAAATAAATTTAGAAAATGTAATTTCTACTCTTAAGTCTGTTTTTGCAGACGCTGAAGTAGAAGAGACTGTAGTAGAAGAAAACTTCGAAGAGGCAACTCTTACGGACGGAACTATCGTTAAGTGGGAAGGTGAACTGAAAGAAGGAACTGCTCTAGTAGTAGTAACTCCTGAAGGTGAAATCTCAGCTCCAGACGGAAACCATGAACTAGAAGACGGAACTATTATAGAAACTGCTGGAGGATTAGTAGTATCTATCGTAGCTATCGAATCTGAAGATGCTCCTGAAGTAGAAGAGGTAGAAGCTGAAGTAGAGAACGAATTTAACGAAGAGATGTTAAACGAAATGCTAGAAAGAGCTGTATCTAAGTACGCTGAAGCTATCAATGAGTCTATTGAGACTATTAAAGCTGAAAACGAATCTTTGAGAACTGAACTAGCTTCTGCTATATCTTCAAAAGACGAGTTAAAAGAAGAGTTTGCTTCTAAACTAGAAGATTTAACTAAAGGAGTTGAGGACTTAGCTACTAGCGAAGAGCCTACTTCTAAAAAACCACAAGAATTCAAAGCACTAACTAGAGCTGAAAAAGCTGCTAAATTAGGAGCTGCGATTAGAGCAAGTAAAAATTAAAAATAAAAATAAAACAATTAAATTAAAATTATGAGTTTCGACGTTTCAAGCTTGACAAATTATGTCAACGAACAATCAACCGACCTTATCTCAAGATTATATTTTGAGAAAACATCAAGTGACTACTTCTCACTTCAATCAGGAGTAAAAAAGACTGACGCTTTACACCTTTTAAGTGTAGATGCATTTCCTCAAGATGGTAGCGGGTGTTCTGCAACTGCTTCAGGTGACATTAACTTCTCAGATAGAAATATCTCTGTAGGCCAAATCACTTACTATTCAGGGTTCTGCATGAAAGACCTTATCCCTAAGTACACTCAAATCTTATTGAGAGCTGGAAATGCTGAGACTGAGGACATGGCTTTCGAAGCTGAGGTTTCAGAAAACATTATCAAAACTATCATGGAGCACAATGAAGTTGCTGACTGGACTGGAGATACTGCTTCTGCTAACATTTATATCAACAAGTATGACGGCCTTATCAAAATTATTGATGCTGCTACTACTGCTGTAGACGGTAACACTTCTGCTGCTACTGCTATCACTTCTGGAGCTTCTGGAAACGTAGATACATTAGTTAAAGATGTTGTTAACGCTAGACCAGCTAAAGTTAAGTCTGCTGCTAACCAAGTTCTTTTTGTTGGAACTGACGTATTCGACCAGTATGTTGATACATTAGCTGCTAAGAACTTATTTCACGTTGATGCTACTGCATGGATGAACTACGAAATGGCTATCCCGGGTAAAAACGTTACTTTGGTAGGTGTTCACGGACTAGATTCTACTAACAGAATGTTCTTAGGAACTAAAGAAAACTTCTTCTTAGGATTCGATTTACAGAACGACGAAGAGGAATTCGATATGTGGTACGATAAAAAAGACGATAAAGTATACTACAGAGTTAAATTTAAGAGAGGTGTTCAAGTTGCATACCCTGACGAAATCGTAGAATTTACTTTAGCTTAATAAATAAATAAACTAAATTATGGCATGTGATTTAACAAGCGGATTTAGTGTAGGATGCTCCGACAGTATTGGTGGTGTAGCTGAGTTCTGGATAGGCAATATGCCTTCAGACATGGTTATCGCTACCGATGCTTCAGGTGTAGCTACGTCAATTACTAACACAGCTTCAGACTTGGAATATTTCAAGTTCGAGTGTACTAACGCTCAAGGTGCTGCTTCAGTATTTAACGACAACCCTACAGTTAACGCTCAAAACGGAACAAGCTTCTTTGACCAAACTGCTACTTACGTTCTTAACAAAATGGAACAAACTAAGCGTAATGAGGTTAAAATGATAGCAAGAGCCAAGATGACTATTATTATCAAGGATAATAACGGGAAATATTGGTTAATGGGTGAAGTAAACGGAGTACGTTTAACTTCAGGAGAAAACACTAGTGGAACTGCTCTAGGTGACAGAAATGGTTATAGCCTTTCTTTCCAGTCTCAAGAATTTGAGCCAATGAGAGAAGTTAGCGACGGTGCTTTCCCAGAAGCATAATAAGAGAAGACCTACTCTTTGACATAGGCACAGCCTCTCGCATTGTGCGGGGGGCTTTTTTATTTAATATAAAATGGATATCATAAAGAAAAATAGCACAAATAAGATTTATTGTAATATCTCAAATGAGACAGAATACGATTATTACACGTTAACTATAGAGGCCGAAGAGTACAATGTAAGTACTAGCTTAGCAGCTCCTTATAGCGTTAATGAGAGATATGTAGAATTCACTTTAATAGAGGGGACTCAGGACTTAGCAAATGCAACAATAGACCTACCGAATAACGGAGACTTTCCGTATATAATAATGAACACGGATACTGTAGGGTGTACTAGTGGAATAGAGATTCATAGAGGCATATTAAGACTCAAAGAACCTAAAGAGATAGTTTACTCCTATACAGATGACCAAAATATAGTAATATATGAATAACAACCCAATAGTTTCTAACTTCGCTTCGGCAGAAATACCTAAATTTCTAGAAAAAAAGAACAAGAATCTAGTATTTTATGGTGAAGATAACCTATATCCATATGAATTAATAGACTTATATAACGATAGTTCTACTCATAACGCTGTAGTTAACGGCAAAGTAGGCTATATTGTAGGTAATGGACTAGAATCAGATAACTTAAATGTTAAAAAATGGCTAGCAAATGCTAATATTTCTGAAGATTGGACTTCTTTATTGAAGAGAATATCTCTAGATTATGAGCTTTTTAATGGTTATGCTATCGAAGTTGTTAAAACTAGGGCGGGAAATCAGTACTTCCACTTAGATTTTGCTAATATTAGACTAGGTTTAGACGGTACTATTAAGTATGCTGAGGACTGGATTACTGAAAAAGGCACTAAAAACAGCAAACCTACAATAAAAGAGTTTGAAAGATACAATCCTAGAGATGAGGAACAGATAAGAGGGGTTATATATCATGTAGATTATAGACCAAACTTAAAACATTATCCACTTCCAGTATATGTAGGCTCTTTAGCTGAGATAAGAACAGATGTTCAGATAGGAGATTACTGGTTAAACGAGGTAGAAAATGGCTTCGTAGGTGGAACTTTAATACAACATAATAACGGAGTACCTGAAACTGAAGAGGAGTTAAGGTCTTTTGAGAAATCTTTTCAAGGTAAATTCGGAAAGGCTACTGGAACTAAGATAGTTCACTTGTTTAGCCCTTCTAAGGAGAACTCTAGCGAGATATCTAATTTAAATGGTAATGACCTACACGAAAGATACTTAGAGATGTCTAGACGTGTTAAAGAATCTATATTCATTGGCCATAGAGTTACTAATCCTATATTATTTGGAGTTAAAGAAGAGGGTCAACTAGGAGCTCGTAATGAACTTGATTTAGCTTACGAGATATTTACGAATACATACGTTAGTGAAAGACAAAATACCTTACTAGCTACTATCAAAAAGGTTGCATTATTTGAATTAGGATTATCTGATATTGAAATAAAACCACTTAAACCTATAGACGCTATAGACTTAACTAGTGATATTATACTAGCTAATTTAAATAAAGATGAAATAAGAGACTTAATAACTGAGCAGACTGGCCTAGAGCTTCAAGAGGCTATAGAAGAGCCTTCTGTAGATGACGTTGAGTTAGCTTTTGAGCCATGTAGTGAAGATTGCTATGATAAGGATTGCGATAAAGAAGATTGTAAGAAATATAGAGAATCAAAAGAGGGTTTTGATAAAATAATAGTAAATGGTAAGCCTTTATTTAGTACAATAGAGGAAGCTGAAAGAGTAGCTACAGAAATAGGATGTAAAGGACATCACGAACATGACGTAGATGGACAGACTTGGTATATGCCTTGTTCTAGTCATTCAGAGATAAGCGATAAAAACCTAGACGAGTTTGGCCATAAGGCTAAATTTGAAACGTATAACGATTACCCTAAAGCTGCAAGTAGAAACGCTAAAACTGCTTTAAATTATGCAGATAAAAACGGATGGGGAAGCTGTGGAACTCCAGTAGGAAAGAAAAGAGCTAATCAATTAGCTAATGGAGATAATATTAGTAGAGATACCATAGCTAGAATGGCTGCTTTTGAGCGTCATAGAAAGAACTCTAAAAAAAAGTTAGGTGATGGATGCGGCCGCTTAATGTGGTTAGCTTGGGGAGGCGATGAAGGTGTAGCTTGGGCACAAAGAAAGCTTAAGCAAATAGATTCAAAGAAGATGTGTTCATGTTCTAAGTTCTCAAGTGATGACGATTTCAGTCATTTATTTGAGGACATAGGAGAAAGTCTAGATAACTTTGAAGTAGTAAGTAAACTTGATGTTAAATTAGGTGAAGATGGAAGCCCTATGGAGTTCGCTACAGAGGAGCAAGAACTAGAAAGGGAATTATTGGCCACTATAAAGGCTAATCCTGGAGCTTCTATGTTAACTATAGCTGAGTTATTAGAAATAAGCCCAGAGATAGCTTTAGAGACGTTAGAAGTCCTAGAAACTGCTGAGCTTTTATCTATACAAGGTAGTATATTGAACTTAACTGAGGTAGGAGACAAGATAGCTGAATCTATAAACATCCCTACGGCTGTTGTTAGATATAAATATAGCCTAAGACCTGACGCACCTTCATTGAAACCAGGTGGAGAAAGTAGAGGATTCTGCCAAAGAATGATGAGTTTGAACAAAGTTTACTCAAAACAAGAAATAGAATTTTTAAGAAACGACATGAAGTCTAGCGGTATATCTAAAAACGTTAATAACGTATGGTTAGCTAGAGGAGGTTGGTATACACCGCAAGGGAAAACAACATCTCTGCCATATTGTCGTCATATTTGGGAACAAGTAATAGTAAGACGTAAATAATGATATTAATAGTAAGTCCATCGTTTGTAAAAGAGAACACGTTACTACACTACAATGTAGATGACGGATACCTAAAGCCTCTTATAGATAGTATTCAAAATACTTTCATAAGACCAACTATAGGAAGTGCACTATTTGATGAAATAGTAGGCCAAATAAAGACTGGAACTGTAACAGCTTTAAATGAAACACTTATTAAGGAGTATTTAAGAGATGCTTTAAAGTGGGAAGTTTGCCACAAGTACACTAGAATAGGAACTTATAAGCTTAGAAATAAAGGAGCTGGTAAACATTCAGGAGCTGACAACTTCAATGCACTTGGAGAAGGTGAATTAATAACAGCTAAAAATATATTTAAAGATAATGCAGATTTTTACAGACGTAAATTAAAGCTATTTTTAAAAGAGAACGAAGATAACTATCCTCTATACAAAAACCCACCTAGTGGAATAGATGTAGTACATCCTGAGAGGGACATTAACTGGAGAAGTCAATTTATACTATGAGTAAATTATTGACCATAAAAAACATAGCCTCTATAATGGGCTATATAGCTTCAGAGCACAAGCAGATTAATACTATCCTTAGAGGTAATTTGTGGGATGTTGATTTAACTAAAGATGTAACTGGTGTTTATCTTATATTTAACATATCTAACATAGTACCTAATGGCTTTAATGGAGTTGATTATTCTGTAGATATTTTTATATGTGATAATGTATCTGAAATAAACTCTAGTTCTAACTCTATGAGCGTTCAAAATGAGTGCTCTTTAATAGGTTTAGATATTATGAGTATATTTAAAAGCTTTGGTAAGGGTGAATATGCAGATAAGAACGTAGCTACTGTATTAGGTGCTAATTGGAGTATCCAACCATTTGAAGAGAGATTTGATTCTCTGTATTCAGGAGTAGCTATAAGCTTAACTCTATCTTCTGCCTTTGGATATGTAAGATGCGATATACCTACTAATAGAGTATCTGACGGAGAAATGATATACGATGACTACCAAGCTAGAATAGAGGCCATTGAAGGAGTCGTAGTAGAGGAGAATTGCGCAATAGAAGATTTAAATAATTTATAATGAGTATACTAGATAAAGCGAGCTTAATACAAATACCTAGCGGTTATAAGAGTGGGACACTATACTCAATAAAGCCTAATACAGCTAATCCAATAGAGGAAATAAGTAATGGTGATTTTAGTGGTGGAACAACAAATTGGTCAAGCCCAGATTATAATTCAACATTGTCTATCATAAGTGGAGAAATGAGAATTGTTAGTACTATCTCGTTAGGTAGAGTTAGGCAAGGTATAGCGACAATTATTGGCAAAAAATATTTAGCAACTGCAACTATTACAAATATAGATAGTAGCACTGGGATTCAATTAAAGTTATCAAATGGCTCAAATTTAGATGGAGCATTTTTTGACTCATCTTTTAACACAACAACAAATGCTGTAACTATTACTCACGAATTTACTGCAACTGCAACAACAACTTATATTGGAAGCTCACACGGCTCAAGCATAGGGCAATCGGCTTTATTAGATAACGTATCTGTCAAAAGGGTAGTTTCTGGAGACGGCGACTTCACTTTCTCACGTTCATCAAGCGGAACGAGGGTAAATAGTGAGGGGTTGATTGAGACTACTCAAGTAGTTAGCACAACGGAATTAGTAACTAATGGGGATTTTAGTAGCGATAGTGACTGGACTATTGAATCTACTTGGACTATAAGTGGCGGAGCTGCTAACGGAAACGGAGCAAGTGGTTCGACACAAGAATTAAAACAAACATTAGTAAATACTATCGGCAAAACATATAAAGCAACTTTTGAAGTGCTAAATTATGTTAGCGGAACAGTTGGCTTTTGGCAAGGAAGCGGAATCTCGGTAATCCCAAGAAGTGCAAACGGAATTTATACAGAGTATTTTACGGCTACGAGTGCAGAGATAAGGTTTAGAGGCACAAATTTCAATGGTTCAATCGACAACGTATCAGTCAAAGAAGTAGATTATTTAAATATCCCTCGCTTGGATTATAGCGATGGAAGTTGTCCGAGTTTATTACTGGAAGGACAGTCAACGAATTTATTGCCATATTCTAATGATTTTACTCAATGGACAATACAAAGCGGTGTTACTGCTACACATAACACTACTGAAACATTAAGTCCTGACGGTACAAATAACGCAACAAAGTTTGTAGGGAACGGAACTACGGGCGTTTTTAAATCAGGAGTTTCAGTTTCGGGAATTGTGGCAAGGTCTGTGTATTTAAAAAGCGTAAGCGGTACAGTTAACGTAATTTTAAAAGACCCTAATGTAACAATCACACAAAAAAGTTTGTCGGTTACAACAGAATGGCAAAGATTTGAACTTATAGAAGATAACACATCGTCAAGTCAAGGTCTTTGGGTTGATGATATACCATCAAGCGGAATATATATGTGGGGAGGACAACTTGAAAGTGGCGATTATAGCACATCCTACATACCAACAATCGGAGCAACCGCAACTCGCACCGCCGATGTCTGCAACAATGCGGGTACTTCTGCGACCTTTAATAGTACAGAGGGTGTGTTGTTTGCAGAGATAGCAGCGTTGGCAGATGATTCGACAGATAGAAGAATAACTATTTCAGATGGAACGACTAATAATAGAATGGCTATTGGTTTCGATAATGCTTCCAATAAAATAAAATATTTTTTAATATCGTCAAATACTATACAAGTCAACCAAGATATAAGTGTAGATGATATAACTCAATTCAATAAGATTGCATTTTTATATAAAGAGAATGACTTTAAATTATATATGAATGGGAGTTTAATTGCATCTGACACAAGTGGAAGTACATTTTCTGCAAATACTTTAAATGTGTTAAATTTTGCTGGTTACTCTGGTACTTCACAAGAATTCTACGGCAAAACAAAACAACTAATAACTTTTAATGAGGCACTAAGCAATGAAGAGCTTTCTGACCTTACTGGACAAGTAAATACTAGCTTTGTTCAATTAGCTAACTTTTATAACTACACTATACTATAATGGCAGAACCAACAATACAACTAGGTAACGGAAACTGGGCGGGCAAATCAGATAGTTTGCTAGGATTCAGTATACAGAATGGTAGATTCTATAAGCAAGAATTCACATTTTCAAGAACTACAACTGGAACATACACAGATTCAGAGGGCTATATTCAAGAGATGCCGTATAACTTGCTTCAGCAATCAAATAATTTCGATACTACTTGGGTGCTAACGAATACGACAATTACTGGAAATCAAAGCGGAATTTATAACTCAACAGATGCTTGGAAATTAGTGGGTAACGGAAGCAATAATGATAGAATAAATTCAAATTCTCTCTCAAGTGGTGCATATACTTTTTCAATTTATGCTAAAGCTGGAAATTCAAATTTTGTTGCGGTTGTATTAGGAAGCGGAGTTGTATATTATAATCTTGAATCAGGCTCTATTGGAAGTCAAGAAAGTGTTACAAGTGCAAGTATTGAAAGTGTAGGTAATGAATGGTATAGATTAAATATGTCTGTTGCAAGTGGCTCTGGGTCTGTTCAAGTTTATATTGCAAATGCAGTTGGAAGCGTTAACACAAGCAATGGGGATTTTGTTTACATTCAAAACGCCCAAGTAAACTCAGGCACATCCGCAAAGACATATTTTCCAACGACAACGAGGTTAAATATGCCTCGCGTTGACTACCTTAACAACTCCAATGGCTCACTAATTTTAGAGCCTCAGAGGACGAACGCAATTAATTATTCAAATGATTATACTTTATGGAGTAACACACAATTCACAATAAATGGCAATTCGATTACAAGCCCTGAAGGCATTACAAATGGAACTAAAATAGTACCGTCAACATCGAATACAGAAAAATATTTAGATAAAGGAGGGTTTTCAAGAACAAGCGGTCAATACATAACGCATACAGTTTATGCAAAAGCAAGTGGGTATAATTTTTTATATCTTAGCAATTCAGCATCAAGGCTATATGCAGTATATGATTTACAACAAGGGTTGGTAATTTATAACAATTCAAACGGAACTGACTTCAACAACCATAGTGCATCAATAGAATTGTTTGGAAATGGTTGGTATAGGTGTAAATTAATTGGTCAAGCTCAAAGTTCTACAGCAAGTTATTTTAGAATTTCTTGTGGTATAACTGCAATGAATTCAAGTACTCAAGGCTTTTTTCAAGGTGATGGAACAAGTGGGATAGAGGTATATGCTCCT